GCGGTTGCTGTCCTGCACGTTTGTGTATGTGAGGCCCGAACCTTCTTGTGGAGCAGAAACAAGATAGGCAGGAATGTTAGAGACACGAGCAATTTCAAGTGACTGATACTTGCGCTGTTCGGCAACTACTTCTGCTGGCGAAACTTTGAACTCTTTGAACTCGACATAATCGTTAAGCGCGCCAATAGCGTTTTGGCGTCGCATCTGTGACCACGCGGCAGCAATTTCGCTGAGGCTGTCTGAGTCAAGAGTCTCGCCGCCTTTCTGCTGCAAATATCCCGGCACGGTTTCCAGCGTCGCATATCTGTCTGCTGCCTGATCTAAGTGAGTAGCGATTGACAAAGCGCGAGCGCCTTGGTAGAGCAGTCCTTGAATGGGAGAAAGGAACTGAATGACGTCGTTGCTGTCGCCAATTTCTATGCCGTTGAATTGAATGACATCAGAAGGGCCGAACCACTGGGGGCCTGTTTGGTTTGGTGTTGTAATCATGGCGGCTGGTAGCCAAGTAAAACTTGCTGGCAAGCCAGTGGAGTAACGAGAGGTTACAAAAGCAAAAGCGCGGCCATAGAAGAAAAGGTCACTGAAGATATTTGAATAGAAAAAGTTGCGCGTAACCTTCGGGTCTGGCTGTTCCATCCAAGGCTCTAACGGCAAATAGATTTCTTCGTAGCGTTCGCCTGTCCACTGCTTTGAATAGTGGCGCATCTCTAGGCACCCAATCATGGAAGCCAAAAGGTCTTTCGAGCGTGACACGGTTGGGTTCTGCAATGCGCGTTGTTCGGCTGCGCCTGTGGTATAAGCAAGGAAGTCGTTGATTTGTGCAGCGCCAGCGCCAGCGGCTGCCTTTACGGGTGGCGAACTGATCTGTGCCGTTGTAACTTTCGGAGCGAAGAATCCCACGGGCGGAGTCTTACACAAACAAGTTGCAAATGCAACTACCTCGCTGAACCCATCATTGCCCGACCAGATTGAGTTGGGCGAGACACAAGCGAAGCAGCCGCAACTAGGCAACGAGCGCATTCGATAGGGCCCGGACTTTTTTGGCTTGACAAAACGACGGCTCCATTGGCTTTGACGAGGGTTGCCCTGTTGACGTGTTCTGCCAGCATCTCTTCGCCAGTGTGCAAAAGTCTGCCCTCAGTAATCATGGATTTTACAAGACCCGTGTACTTAATCATTTCGGCGTAGCCCCACAGAGAGCGCCGACGGATTAACGGCTCTGGGGTGTGAAGGTCAAGTGTTGGGGTGATAGCCAATTTCAGTTTGGGGTCGTCCTCCATGAGACGCTCGATGTGTCGCCACATTTGACGGTTGGTTTCGCAAGTAAAAGCAACGCTGGCAACAATGTCGCCGTCACTGTTTAAGCCACAAAGAATGCCAACATATTTTGAGTCGTCCACAGAACTGTCCACAGCCAAAACAGTATTGCCACCAACTAGGTCTTGGTTTGTGGTATAACGTTTCGCCCATTCACCCGGATTTATCCACGAGTTAGCAGCAGCGACCCAAAGGTTGCAATGCGCTCGAAGGTACTGCGAACGGTCAGGTGCAGCGGCTGCACTTTCCAATCCCTTCATTGTGATGGTGCGCCCAAGTGCTGGGTTGGCGTAGCCCCAGTATTGAGGGTCGTCAGGTGACACGCCAGTTGGCAGCGACCATTCAGCCATAAATAGATCAGAACGCTCGCCAGAGTCAATGACGCCCAATGCCTGCTCGCGCAATTTTAAGAATGCCCGTGACGATTCATCGCCAGCAGTTGAGACAAGAAACGCCAGTGGAGAAGGCACAGCAATTTGAGATGGCTTTAACGCACCAAAATATGTGGCCTCAGTGATTGCCCACAGTTCGTCAACAATGAGAATGTCCCAAGTGCCACCATGCTTTTTACCTGTTGCACTATTTACTTTATAAACAGACCCATCAAGCATCTTGACCTGATGCCGACCATAAGCCCACGTTACCTTTGCTAGTCCAGACTCTTCGAGCAGTTCAAAAACTTCGCGCAAATCTTCAAACACTTCGGTTGCCAAACCCAGTTCATGAGCCGTTGACATAATCCGAACGGGTCGCCCCCAGATACGCGGCAACTCAGTAAGACAAAAGCCAACCAGCGCCGACAACATAGTTGTCTTGCCATTCTGACGGCCAGTACTGATCAGTGCAGTGCTTGAAATAAAGTTCCCAGCCTCATCATGCTCCAAAGCACCATCGAGCGCATTCATCTGCCAAGGAAACAACGTCCTATTAAGATGCGTCGCACTCCAAGCCCCCACCAAAGACGAGTAAGAACCAAACGCCCCAGTCGGCGTAACCAACCGAGGCCGTTCAATTCCAACGCCAACCAACGGAGCCAAATCACCAAGGTCTTGAACCGAGTCATGACTATTTCCAGAGATATCAGAAAAAGGGGTCGGGGTCGTTAATTTTTGATTTCTTAAAAAAGTTTGTGGTTTTTTTTGGTTTTGGTCTAATCCGAGTATTTCTGCTCTGGCGTGTTGTTTTGCGCTTCTTTTTGCATTTAGGTAACTATTTCCGCGTGTTGCATTGCATTTTTTGCAAGAGCCACAAAGGTTTTCGATGTCGTCTGTCCCTCCACGATCTACTTCAATGAGGTGGTCTGCTTCTGTGCTTGGAGCCTTGTGGCACCAGTGGCAGATGGGTTCGTGCTCTAGGACTATGCGTCTGTTGCGCATGAACTCTGGGGTGTTTCGTTTGGTCATGGTGTTTCCTTTGTTGTGGTGATGTTACTAGCGCCCTTGCTTCGCTGCGGTTGCTTTCAGTGCATGAGAGAGTCTTCGGTTTGTGTTCCCCACAGTTCAGACCTGTCGGCCTTGGTTGCCGGACACCTTAGGGAAGTGGACACCATTCGTCTTTTATGAAGTTAGAGAACTCTGCTGTGGCGACTTACCCCAACAAACTTTCAGGTAAGTCATCTTGGCTGATTGGGTGCGCCACATCTACCCTACTTCCGTAGTGTGAATACCAACAGAGTGCAAATCCCTATGTGGCCATGGTCGTATTCAGTTGTAATCGAGCGTCAGTCTCGGCGAACACCTTGAAGGATGGCGATGCCGATGGAGATTAGCAGGACATACCATGCGACTACTAACACCCTGACAACCTGCGTTCAATGTCGGTTAGGTCGTTGGGTCGCCACAAATAGCATTCAGCATGGGGGTGCAATGTTCTGAGCCAATTTAATTGGGCTTCACTGGGCTTGCCTTTGTCGGTCTTTAACTCAGCGAAGATGAGGCCACGCTCGATGTGTGCCATGACAATATCGGGGAAGCCTGTTGAGCCTGTGGTGATGTATCGCCCTGTGCGTGTCATTGAGGGCTGTGAGTGATGCAGCGACCAGCCGTGAATATAAGCCAGCCCTTTGATTTGTTGCAGAAATGAAGCCTCGCTGATTGGTGTCATTGGTCTTTGCCTAGTAGGAAGCCGCACATAAACAGTGAGATGCACATAATGACAAGCGTGAAGAACTCAACCACTAGAACGGCTCTTCTGTTGTGTCGTACTGTGGCGCTGGTTGCTCACCTGATTTGAGGGTGTCAATGTATGCGCTGGCTTCGCGTTTAGTCATACCTTGAAGATTTGCTGGTGGCACTTTGCCCATTGACTTGCATACGGCCCTAATCATGTTCTGCTGTTTATCGCTTGCCAAGTTGCTGTTCTCTGTAATTTGAGTGTCGCCCTGCATACGCACAACTTTGCCCATTTCTTCACGGCTTGGGCGTTTGGTAAAGTCAGAACCCGACAGTCCTGCGTTCGCCAAGGCACGACCCACAGCGCCAGTCTCACAGTTTTCAAGATGGCTGGTTTTGTTGACGTTGCCTTGACCACGGATTTCTTCTGCCCAACCAGTAGCGATGATTTCACCATCGAGCCATAGTTCAGCCTTAAACACAGCAATGTCAGATAGGTAATGCACTAAATCAGTAATGACACGAGCATCAGGGTGTGCTTTGAGAAATCGGTCGAGCCTGCTGGCTACTGGTTCGTAATCGTCAAGGTTAAAGGCCACGAGCGTGCTCCCTTGTAATGCGGTCAAGTTCGGTTTGCAGTTCAAGCACCTTGGCTTTTAGCGCGTCGCGCTCTGCTTGTACTTTGGCAAAGTCGTCTTCAGCAAATTGTATTTCTTTGTCCCGGAGCCATTCGTAAGCGTCGTCTTTGTGTATGTAGTCACTCATCAGCGTCAACTAATTGAGCGCTTGAAATGTATGACAAACCTTTTGAAGGCCCACTGTCGTTCATTGATGGGTGCCATGAATTACGCATTGACTCTGCAATGTTTGGCAACATATGAAGAGCGCCGACGGCTTCAAGCACAAGGCTTGACTCTTTGAAACGAAGTTCGAGAGCAAGGTTGTGGCTGAGATTGGTTAGTTTGGCGATTAGTTCACCTGTTGATGTTTCCATTGTTTTCCTTTGTTTAGCAGTTGCGTTTCCATCTTTGCACATCCTTGTGACGGGATTGGCAGATGAACTTTTGTAGGTGTTTTTGCCCTTTTAGGCAGCCCCAGCCCCATGGCCCAACGCGCCATATTTTGCGTCCGTCAGGGTTGATGTGGGATTTGAATGCGATGGCGTCAGCGACTTTGACTTGCTCGACGGGCGTGCGCCCTTTTGCACTGGGAGTGTCTGACCATGTGCGCCACGTCTGGCGGTGAATCCCAAGACCACCTGTGTAGGACTTTGTTGAGTGTTGCCAGTTGCCACCAGTTTCACATCGGGCTAACTGATCATAGTAAGCGTCTGGTAGTACGCCTTTGTATTTGGCGTGGGAGTTAGAAGCCGCACTTGCGTGGGCTGGTACGGATAGGACAGCGAGAAGGGCTAGTGCCATGATGCGTTTCAGGTTCTCTCTACTTCGATAGGCGGCGACCAAGTCAGATAGGGAGCCAACCGATGGGCGACTGTGATTCTGATATGTTCACCTGTTTTCAAGTCCGTGAAGATTTGAACGAGTGTCAATTTGTCCTTTGAGACTAACGGAAGGTACCCCCATGTAGGAATCATGGTCGGTTTGCCATCATTTTGAGAAATAGCCAGCAACTGACCCATCCCATTATGAAACTGTAAATGAACTGTGTGTCAGTCATTAGATACCCTCCCAAACGCGGATTGGGCGACGGTGGCACTCTGGTCGCAAAGACTTGGAATAGCGCTCTGTGGGGACGCACAGACCCATTTGGGAGGCTCTACGCATGACAGCGCCCATGGCTCTTGGTTCGTGGGTTGTCATGTTGGGGTGTAAATGGTTCATCCATTCCCAGACGTCATCTGTGGTGAAGTCGTGACGCTCGATGGATAACATCCCAACAATGTTGAGGGCTTCTACTGCCCATGAAATGTCTGCATTGAGGCCGACGCGCTCAATGGCTTCTTCTAGTAGTGCGATGGCTAGTGGCTCATCGAATAGGGACGGTTGGTCTGTCATTTCTGTTTCCTTTGGTTAGAGCCCTTTGAGTGGCTGAATGTGACTATACACAATTGGCGAAGTCAGTGGTGGATATCCCAATGGAAACAAAGATACCCACCACCTAGCCCCAGTAACGCTCAAACAATACTGGGAGTTCTTATGGCTTTGGAAGTGCGCGCCATGCTTTTTCAAACTCTGCAGCGCTTTCCCATTCGTTAGAAATTTCAGCGTGCAGCCAAACTCCACCCGGAGTTCCAGCATTGTCCTGAGAACTGAACAACTTGACGCCTTTTTGCCCTGCTCCGCGCGAGCAACGATAACCACGACCCCACGAAGTTTTGTCTGATTCGGGTTGTGCTGGGTTGCGGTACGAATAGTCATGGAGTTCGCAAAGTAGCAAAGCCTCTGAGTTGTCCACGAGCCATGTCCATGCTTCTTTAGCAACTGCTCTTCCTGCTCTGGTGGCTGGGTAGCCCATGTCAACTGCGTAGCCACTTGCGTGAACGCTTAGGTTTTTTGAGCCGCGCATTTGACGGTTGACGTACATTCCTAGGTTTGTGAATCCCCAGCGTTTATTGCATAGATCGTAAAACTTTTTCGTAATTGGTGATGTTGAGCCACCATCCCACGAAGGGTAGAAAGGGTATTTGCGTGCGGTCATGGCGCTGGTGGTTCTTGTGGTGGTTCTTTGTCTTTGAGATTATTCGCCGCTACGACACCCACCAACGCACCACCGAGGGTCATGAGTAGAGGATTCAGGGTCTTCCACGTTTCGGAGTCCATCTGAGACATCTCGATCGGTTGCGTCACATACAGAAGATTAATCAGCATTGCAATGATTGAAAAGACAAACACGAACACAAGGCCGACTGCAATGAACAAGACTAGTCGGGCTTTTATTTCTGAGTTTGTTAGTCGTGGTCGTAGTTTCATACGCACTTTCCTCCTGTGCCGTATAGCGGTGCAATGGTTGTTTCGACTGTTTCGGTTACTCCGCGTAGTGCTTTGTTTTTGGTTGGTGGGCAGTTCAGACGTTCACGATCTGCGCAAGCCGTTAGCGATGCGCAAATCACCAATAGAATCAGGCTTTTACGCATTATGGTGCCAGCCCAACATCTTCAACAGTTAAAAATCCAGGACTGCCAGCCGTGAAAAACAAAGTGCCATTAGAGTTTTCAACGTATGTTTGCATTTTTATGACGGTGCTACCTGAAATACCTGATATCAAAACCGAACCAGCAAACGTAAAATAGCCACCAGCAATATTAGTTTGACCAAATTCGTTAATAGTTGTTGCGCCCGACATAACACTCACAAATAAGTAACCAGCGTTGGTGTTCTTACGGGCTGAAATCATAAACGATATTTTATATAGTCGCGTAGAAACTGCGTTGATAGTTGCAGTCATGCCAGTTATATCTACTGATGATGCGCTTGTGACAGTTTGGTTGCCGCCTGTGTATCTGGTGTATCCGACTATGCCCATAGGCAGAGCCGTCATCTGTGCAGCAGTGAGAATAGACCCACTGACAAACGGTGGGGTGTTTGGTGCTAATGCCATGTTGTGTCTCCTTTAGAAACTTAAAAGGTTGTTGTCGAGCGTTCCGAAGATTGCATCGTCAAGGGTGAGGTATTGGTTGCCGTCCGTACTCTCGAAAGTGTACGAAACAATGTGGCTACCCGGAGTGATGTTATGACTGATGCCAGACACAATCAGGGTCTGTGTCTCAGTGGCTGGGGTGCCCACTACAAAGTTTTTAACCACTGTGCAAATGCTGGTCATGTCAAGGCCAAGAATAATGTTTTGGTTAGCCGTTGAAAGAGCAGCCATCTGGGTAGATAGTCCCGTGAAGCGAAGAACTGGGTTTTGGTATTTGCCAAGAAGATAGTTGCCAAGACCAGCAACTTCGGTGGTTGTGCTGTTAAGTAAATCGAGCAGTGCATACTGCTGTGCTTGATACAAAGCGATGCTGGTGGCGTTGCTGGCGGTTTGTTTAGCGCCTGCTGGCGATTGGGTCACAATGTAGTTGTAAAGCAACTCATCGCCGTATTGGTTCACCAGTGTCTGGTATGGCAAGCCTGTCCCGTCAGTGTTAAAAGTAGCCCCAGCAACTGGGTTAAGAACGCTAGACCTGCCCTTGAAGGTAAGGGTGCCGTTGGCGCTCATAAAGAGATAGCCCTGTTCGCTGGTGTTTACCAGTTGCAGATAATTAAGCACGTTGGTGTCTTGGGCGATGGCGTACGCGCCAAGCGTGGAAGAGCCAGTGTCAATAGCGCGAGCGCCTTGGTAGTTAATTTCGGGCAGGCTCAAAACTGCGTTGATTCGAGCGCCTGAAAGTTCAGCAGATGGCGTGACAGCGTTGAGGGCTTGGTTGGCAAGCACTGTGAACTGATCAGAACATGAGGCATACATGATGTCCTGATTGCTGATGTCGTAGTCAAGGTTCCAGTCAGTCACCAAACCTGTGTAGATGGGTACGCCGTTGGCAAGGATTTGCACTGGGCATCGAGGCAACACAAACGGGTAGTAAGGGCTGGCTGTGTTGCTTGGGTTCAAGATTTGACTGGCATTGTCAAAAGCAATAGTGGCTGTGCCAGCATTGAATTGGTCTAACTGGCGTGAGCGTCCACGGGTGATATTTACGGACTCAACCAAGTAGGTCAGGTCAACCATGGTGACACCACCAAGGGTTCCCCTACCAGCCGTGTCTAGAACGCCGTAGAAGGCATCATTCAGAAGGAATGGGGTACCGAAGCCTGTGGTGCTTTGAAAGCCCACCATGACCTGCATAGTTGGTGTACTCATGCGGCTGCAAAGACCTGACCACTACGGCGCTGGGCGCGTTGGATGGCTTCAATGATTTGCTGACCGATTTGGTCTGGCGTTGAAACAAGACCAGCGTTGACTGTGATGTTCATGCCGCCACCCATGTTGCCCATTTGCGAAAGAGGGATGACGGCTTCAGGGCCAGCCTCACCGATAAGCGCAAGAGTTGGGCTGGTCACGATTCCACCATTGGCAAGCATTGGAATGTCTGGCATTGAAAAACCATTTCCGCCGATACCCGGAACCCAGTCAGGAATTTTGAATGACAACTTGCCGACTGTGCTGTTCCAAATTCGAGCGATGCCGTTAAACACTGCCTTTACAGTTGAAAGCAAAGTGTTGAACAGTGGAATGACTACTTCGCCAATCCAAAATTCCATAGCGCCAAAGATTGAATCCACAACTGTTTTAAAGGGTGTGAACTTCTTGTAGGCCGTAACAAGCAAAGCACCTAAACCAACTACTGCAATTGCTATAAGGCTGAACGGGTTAAGAGCCATAGCAATGTTTACAGCAACAATGGCAGCAGCGATAGTAGCAATAGCGGCTCCGATAGCCAACAAAATTTCAGGGTGTTCTTGTGCCCAATTACCAAAGGAAGTAAGCAATGGAAGCATGGCTTCAACGGCTGGAATAAGTGCAGCGCCGATTGACTCTTTGGTTTCTGATAAAGCAATGCCAAGACGCTTGAATTGTCCTTGCGCACTGTCGGCAGCAACGGTTGCCTGATCCATAAAAGTGCCAGAAAGGACGGCCATCATTTCGTCTGCGCTTGCGCCGTCTTTTGCCATCTGCTTGAGTTCTGGTGACAGTTTTGCTAGAGCAGTTGTAGAGCCTCCAGCAGCCTTGGCTAAAGCCTCGGTGACGACGCCTAGGCTTTTGCCAGTACCAGCAGAGACATCCATAGCAAGTGAAGCAAGTTCTTGGGCCTTGGTGACGTCATGGGTCTGGCTAACCAATCGAGCAAGAGCAGGACGAAGGTCATCATCTGTGACGCCAAGCGCTGTGCCTTGGGTTGATATCCACGTTTCGGTTGCTGCAATCTGGGCATCAGTAGCGCCAGCGCTGTTCATTAACTGAAGGGCAAGTTTTTTTTGTGCAGCGTCATCTTCGATAGCGCCCTTGGTGGCGTCAAAGAGTGCAGCGCCCAAACCAACAAGTGCAGCAGCCGCTGGGACAGCAGCCTTTTTGATAGCGAACTGAGCCTTTTGCCCGTTTGTTTCTAAGTCCTTGAACTGAGAGATGGCTTTCTTAATACCAGAGCCGTCAAATTCGCTGATGATGGGAATGTTTACAGCCATTACTTCAACTCCTGATTTACCTTAGTAATTACGCGCAACACTAGCGCTCGAAGTTCCGCTTGTATGGAAGGCAATGCTTGTTCGGCTGATGGCCAAAGAATGCGATTAGTTCTTGCTCGAAGGTTCTCCGAAAGAATAGTTGTCTTGCCACGACCAGCAGTTTCAAGCACCACAGCGCCAGCATCAGACTGAGACACATAAATGACATTGGCATCATTGCGTCGAGTAGAGAACTTAACCTTTAGACCTTTTACGGCTTTGGCTTTTGTGTAGGGAAAGATTTTCTTGTTGCCTTGTGTCCAATTGCGATTCATTCCGGACAAGGGAGTATCTGGATAGCGAGAGCCAGCCAAAGAAACTAACGGCTGCGCAATCTGTTTAGCGTCGGCATTGAACTGCTTGCGTAGGTCTTTGTCAATTTTGCTAAGAGCCTTGATTGCTTCTTTAGCGCCAACTATTTCAATAGATGCTGTGGCTGTCACTTGCGCCTGCTTTTATTTATCACATCTATCACAGTGTTCATGTCTTGCGTTTCAAAAGGTATTTGTGGAGGCCACCACCCAGTCTCAACCAGCAGTTCTGCTAGTGATCGTGAGTAGGTGCCTCGACGGTGGGGTTTGTTGGTTCGTCCGATACAACTTCGATGGCAACCAGTTTCTTAACGTAATCATCAAACACTGCCGGGACAGGGATTGAGTTAAGTTTGCATGATTCAAAAGCCATAAACGCCAAGTCCTCAAGTCCTACGCCAGTGGCAAGGTTGGAGGCTTTTTGTTTGAACTTTCGTTCCCAAGCAATGATGACGTAGAGGTTTGTTGTGACCTCATAGGTTGTTTCGTTTGTGGTGACTTTGAGCGTGAGTTGCATGATGTGGTTTCTGGTTATGGTGCGGTGACGTCGCGTACCCAAGTGCCGCCAGTGAAGGTGGCCTCTACGGTTGCGAGTTCACCAACTGTGGAATTGATTGGGGTGAAGTTGGCAAGCATACAGTTGGTCAGAATGTACTCAGGGTTTGATGCTGATTCTGTGGTGCCTGATGGGGAGATGGTGAGAACGGTTGAGCCTGTGCCTACGCATGAAGCAAGAATTGCTTCAACTTCGCTAGTGCCGTAAGACAAGAAGAAAGTAATTGACACTTCTACCGTCTGAAGGCCACCAGTAAAAATATGACCAGTGTCACCGAATGCTGTTGTTTCAAGGCTGTCTTTACCAATTGTGATCATGCAAGCGTTGGCTTGGTCTGACAAATCAGTTGTGGTTACACCTTGGGTGATGTTGATAGTCGCGTTGGATAAAAATGTAGTTGTAGGCATTTCAGGCCCTTTCTTTTTTAGTTGCGCCGTACTGCTACGGCAACGGTCATGTCATAGCAAGGAAGCATCTGCTCGCCGTATGAAGCGAGAGATGGCCTTCCATCCACTATGGCGATTGGTGAGTTCATAATTGTGTCAACAGTTGTCATCAGATAATCACCTGAATCTTGGTTGCCCGGAGGCCCAGCAAGAACACGAATGACTAGCCGAATGTCGCCCACGTTGTATGTGAAAGCATCGAGCGTTGGAAGTTCAATCATGACTGACAGTGGTCGGGCGTTGCGTGGGTCGGTAACTGGTTTCAAGCCCAAAGCCGTGAGTGCGGTCTTGGTTGCGTTCACTGCTTCGTAGAGAATGCCTGTTGCAGCCATTAGGCGACCTGTGGCCTTCCACAGCCAAGCAGTTGCATAATCTGACCGAGGGACATGGTTGGTGTTCCCATGCCCATTGAGTCAAATGAGGCGTACCCATCAACAGCGCCACGAGAACGATATTGGGTTGCTGCATATTGCACTGTGCCCAACTTCGCTGCGCCGTCAGGAGCGGTTGTGAGGCTGTCTGTGTAACCAGCCTCCCTACGCTTGCGGAACGCCCACGAGTTAGCCGCTGAGACGCATACAGCAATGAATGCGGTGTCATTAGCGGTAGCAACCTCGATGCCTAACCAACTGGTGACGTCGGCTGAGGTAATCCACGAGCAAGTTGGCGTGAAAGTCACTGTGCCTGTGGCAACGCTTCGCGCAAGGTCATCGCCTGCACTGACGTAAATAAATTGGTTTTCCATAATGACGTCATAGTCAAAGAGCAAATCGCCCTCTTCTGAAACGCCGATAAATTCGTAAGGCTCGGTAGAAATAACAGTGTGGGTGCCATTGAAGTTATGGCCCGCCCCTGCTACTACTACCGAGTCTTGCGTTTGAATGTCTGTGTCTACAAAAGTCTGCAAGATGGCATAGTCCTCTAGCCGCGTATGAAATGCGAGGTTAAAGGTGGCCATGGTCTTGCAGTCTTTCTAGTTCGTCTTTATCAGACGAAAGCAGCCTTGACGAACTTGCTTGAGTCAATCATCAATGCTGCAAAATACCCTCTGAAGGCCAGAGTGCGTGAGAGCGTAGATGGTGAGTCAATGCTGATTGCGCCCTTCTGTTGTTCAAACAGTTCGTAGCCCGAAGCGTCACCCATGATGAGCGTGTTCGCTGCAAAGTTACGGTCAACAACAACCTGCAAGCCAAAAGCGTTGCCGTTGTATTGTCCCGCTGCAAGGTTGCCGTATGCGTTCATAGGGCCAACCTGTGGGAACAATGGACGCTTGCTTGAGTCTGTAAGTGACAGCAAGTCTCCCCAGATTTCTGGGTCAACAAACATGTGAGTTGGCAGGTTGCCGTTGGACGAAGACAAGATTGTCTGCGCTGCTCCGGATACCCAAGCGGACCATGATGCTGGCTCGTCAGTGTCTGCACCAGTGAAGTTTTGAGTGACTGTTGCACCAGCAGCCAATTGGTCGGCTGCGTAGTTGTCTGTTGCGTTGGCGTAGATACGGCCCATGTCGTCAAGAACGACTGACAAGATAGCGGGATCACTCCAGTCAATATCGGCTTCGCTGATATTCACATATCCACCAAAAATTTGCTTGGTGACTTGGTTGTTGAACACAACAAGTGTTCCTTGCGATGGTGACTGTTCAGCAATTGAAGCACCAATGGTTGTGTGCGTAGTTACTTCAGGACGGATGAACACTTTGCCACCGGCAGGGAGTGCGCGAACGCCAACTGCATCAACTACTGGGCGACGACCAATAAAGTTGTTGTAAACAGGTGAGATGATTGGTGTTGGCAAAAGGCCTGGTGTGTCCGTTGTGACGATGTCGGGTGCAGCTGCACGAAGTGCATCGCTCATTCCGCGCCACTGGTCGCCACCTGAGATGGCTGCTGCAAGATATTCCACAGCGGTTGGAAGTTTTACTTCGCGACGTGCGGTTGCGTAGATGGGTGTTGTAGGAATGATTGAAGCCTCGGCCTCAACCACTGGGTTTTCTTGTGTTGCCACTTCTGGTTCCTCCTCGGAATCTGTTGGGGTGGGTTCGGTTGCATCTTCTTCTGGTTCTGATGCAGCGATTTCTGTGATGACAGCATCCTTGAATGCTGGCTGTGCGACAAGACTGATCTCAACGAGGTCTGCCTTTGAAACGACCATGACGCCGTTCTTGTCGTACTTAAACTTTGTAGGTACAGCGCCAACGCTCACTGAGTCGTAAGCGCCTGCTTTTACGAGTTCAATGGCGTCAGCGGCTGCGCCCGTTTTTGCGAAGGTGGCCGTGAATCCTAAACCTTCTGGCATATCAGCGAGCGATGACACGACGCCGCGAAGTTGGCTCATGTCGTGATTTTCAAGCAACTTGGGGGCTTTCATGTCTAGATCAAAAGCGCCACGAGCGAAGGAAACTTTGGTGCCGTCCATAACGGTTGCCGATACTGGTGCCCAAGGGACTGCAATACCAGTGATGGTCTTTGGTGCATCTTCGCCTGCTGAGGCGTCGAGCGTGATGGGGACATTTACGAAGTGAATCATGATTGGCTTTCTTCTGATACGTCAACGACTGGTTCAACCATGACGTCGTGCATTTCTTCTTCTAGATAGTTTTCAATGTCGTATTTGACATAGCGATTGCGTGGTAGGACATTGGATGCGGAAAGTGTTTGTTGGATGCACTCAATAAATGGCTTGGCTCCATAGAGATACAACTGGCGGTTGCTGTCCTGCACGTTTGTGTATGTGAGGCCCGAACCTTCTTGTGGAGCAGAAACAAGATAGGCAGGAATGTTAGAGACACGAGCAATTTCAAGTGACTGATACTTGCGCTGTTCGGCAACCACTTCTGCTGGTGAAACTTTGAACT